AAGTCCATGTCTCGCGTGCGGTTCTGGTCGTGCCCGCGATCACCGGAAGCGTTACGCCGGTAGGAGGCAAGGTCCGCTTCGCCCGCGTGTTCCACGAGGCACCCCGCGATGTTGAGAGCACCCGTACCGTAGGCGAGGACGTTCTGCGCCACCGTCCCCGCGAGCGGTTTGCGGGCACCGCAGATCGGCTCCCAGCCGGGCTTGAGGGCGGTCCCCCACCCGTCCCAGCGGGCGGCCTCTTCGGTGGCGGGGGCTGTGATCAGGCGCGGGCCTTCGGCGCGGCCGACCATACCATGCGGACGGCCGCCCTCCGCCTGCCACGACGACGCTGACCGGTCGGCGCTATCAAGACTGACGCCAATAACCTCGCGTTCTGCCCCTGCCATCCGGTCGATGTCCTTGGACACATCCCGCGACTTCGGGAAGCCCTGCCCATGGACCCACATCAGGCCGGGAGCGTCATACCCGGTCAGATCCGGTACGCCATCACGGATCTCGAAGCCCGCGTCCTCGATCCCGCAGACCAGCCGGTGCCACGTCCGCGTCCCGCCGAACGCCAGCAGCCACCCGCCCGGCTTCAGCACCCGCAAGCGGAGACCCCGCCACGTACGCCTCGGGAGCGTTGCGCGCCACGAGCGACGTCGTCGCATTGTGCGTCCGGCTTGACGCCTGGTCGGCTTCGGACGCCTGCCGGATCCGCGCACCCGACGGCTTCCCCGTCTTGTACTCCGGCGATGTGCGACTCGTCCGCCCGAACACGTTGTCCCGGCCCGCGTCTGCCTCGTTGCGGCTTCTCCTGAACCCGTCGCCGTCGCGGAACGTATCCCACTCGCGGCCCATAAACTCCAGGCCGTACGGAGGGTCGCACACCACGGCGTCAATGCTCGCATCGGGCAGCGGCAGCCGTTCTGCGTCTCCCCGGAGTACGACGACGCTCATGCTGCGCGCCTTTCCGCGGGCCACCCAGCCGACTCGGCGTCCCAGTCGCACGTCCACCGCTCATCACACCCGAGAACAGGACACCAGTAGAAAGCCCTGAGCCCCCCGTTCCCTGTTTCCTGGACAAGCCAAGGCTGGACAGCCGGATAGTCACCCGGGTAGTGAGCCTCGCACGCATCAGCGAGGGAAGACGGGGTGTTCATGCTTGCGCTCCGACTGCAGATGAGGGGGACCATTCGGGATCCACGAACCGGGCATAGTGGCCCTGGAACCGGATCGTCGCCGTACCGCGGGGGCCGTTGCGGTTCTTGTCCACGATCAGGTCCGCCTCCCCAGCCCGGGGAGACTCAGCGTCATAGAAGTCCTCCCGGTGGATCAGGATGGCCACGTCGCTGTCGTTCTCGACGGAACCGGTCTCGCGGGCGTCGGACATGTGCGGGCGCTTGTCCTGCCGGTGCTCAGGCCCCCTGTTCAGCTGGCAGCACATGACGACCGGGATGCGGAACTCGCGGGCAATGCCCTTCAAATCCCCGACGAGGGCAGCCACTTCCCGCTGCCGGCTTTCCGCCTGCGGACCGCCGTCCATCAGCTGCAGGTAGTCCACGATCGCCAGCTGGGCGGGCTCGTGGCGGGCCAGGCCGCGCAGGCGAGCCCGGATATGCGGGGAGGTGATCTTCGGCGCGTCGTCTATGACGAGCTTCGAGTCGGCGAACCGGTCCCCCGCCGCGGCGATGCGGTCCCAGTCGTGATCGGTCAGTTCCTTGCCGGTGATGTGCTCCAGCAGCACGCCGGCCTCGGCGGCGAGGAGCCGGTCCATCACCTCGTCGCGGTCCTGCTCAAGAGTGAACAGGACGCACGGGATCTGCCTGCGCAGGCCCGTGTACCGGGCGAGATCCTGAGCCACCAGCGACTTCCCGAGTGAGGGCCTTGCGGCCACGGTCACCAGCTGGCCGGGACGCAGGTACTTCACCAGGCGTCGCAGTTCTGCCCACGGGAACTGGATCAGGCCGGGCGGTTCCGGGGATTCCAGCCGGTCGAGCGTGGATGCGAACAGGTCCGCGGCGGTCGTCGCGTCTGCGTCCGCCGCGGGGGCGTCGAGCGCGTCGTCGATGAGCTTGCGAAGCAAGTCACCCTGCTCGTCCGCGTCGAAACCGGGTTCGGCGGCGATCTGCCGCAGCGTTACGGTCGCGTCCAGGAACCGGCGCTGACGGGTGGCGCGGAGCACCTTCGCCGCAGCGTCCATGTAGCCGCCTGTGGCGTACCGCATCAGGTCGCCCAGGATCAAGCCGGCCTGACCAGTGCGCCACATGCCCTGCTCTGCGGTGACGAGGCGGGACAGGACGGCAGAGAACCGGGATTGCACCGACCCGGCCTTCGCCTCGTCGTCGCTATTGCCGAGGTCTCCGGGTTGCCGCAGGCCGCCTGTCTCGGTGAGATGCCGGACAGCGGCATACACGGCGCGGTGCGCGTTGTCGCTGAAGCAGTCGTCCCGGTCGAGCACCTCCAGCAGGTTTTCGGCGGCGTCCCGGCTGGCGAGCATCGACCCGAGCACGCACCGCTCGGCGAACAGCACGTCATCGGTCCGGCCCGGCTGGAGGATCTCGGGGGCGTCGTCGAGGGCGGTCACTTCTGCCTCCTGCGGTCGGGGCCGTCCAGGGCGACGGTGAGGGCGTTGTGCTGGATGCGGCTGGAGATCCTCGGGCCGAGAAGCTCGGAGAGCTTGGTCTTGTTGGAGGTGATGACTGTGGGTGCTTTGGCGGCCCAGCGGATGTCGGCCAGTTCGCCGAGATGGTCCAGGTCCCATTCGGACAGGCGCATTGCGGCGATGTCATCGACGGCTAGGAGTCCCGCTTCGCAGTAGCGGGTGAACTCCTGCGGCTCGGCGGTCGAGGGGGCGATGATGCGGCGGAGCCTCGCAGCGGTGGTGATGACGACGGAGCCTTCGTAGCCATACCGGACTGCCGTCTCCGCGGCTTTCCAGACGGCCCAGGTCTTGCCCGCGCCGACGGGGCCTGTGAGGACGAGGTTCTGGGTGACGCCTCCGGCCAGCGCGATGGCCCACGCTTTGAGGCGCGGATTCAGGTCGCCAGGGTCGGCGAAGGCGGCGGGGCGGTTCTTGAGGAGGTTGCCGACGAGGCGTTCCCGGCGTTCAGCTTCCCAGATCGCGTTCGCTTCCTCATTGACCTGTTCGGGGGTCACAGGATCGCTCCCTTGCTGTAGTCCTCGTTATCCAGCGGGTCGGCGGCCCCGCCGCGCGAATAGTCGCGCTTCGGAGCCCCGCGTCTAAGCGACGGATTGGCCGCGACCTGCCGCACTTCATCGACGAGGCTGGCCAGCGCGCCGGGGCCGAGGTGGGGTTTGGATCGCAGCAGCGCGAGGCCCTTGCGGATCTCGTCAGGGTTGACCTCGGAGTCGTCAAGCAGGGCGTCGATCGCCTCGCCGAGTTTGGTCCGGGTTGGCCGGGCTGGTTTCGCGGCGCAGGCGGCTACGTGCTCGTCGAGCAACTGGCAGCCGAGCACGGTTGGTTGCGATGCGGCTCGCGCGCCCGCGCGTGCGTCCCTGCCACCTGCTACCTGCTCCCTGCCACCTGCAACATAAAGAAGCGCAGACGGATCAGCGTCCGGTTCGGACTTGTCTGAGCCTCGCGCAGACTGGTCTGCGTCGCGCTCGGATGAGTCTGCGCGAGGCTCGGACGGAGGGGGATTTGACCCGGAGTCGTCCGGATCGGGTGGTTCGGGAAGCCGGCTCTTGACCTTCTCCGGCTCAAGCCGCTGATGCTTGCCCAGTTTCGGCAGGAACAGGTACGGGTCGCCGTCGGCCTCGTAGGCGACGACCGCGCCGAGGGCGGGATTTTCCAGTTCTTCCAGCATCTTGGCGATCGAGTCCGCGGTCAGGTCGTCGTCGTAGGAGAAGACCTGACCTTTGATCCACTGCGGGTCGCCGTTCACCCGGCCCCACTCGTCGGCGAGGTTCCACAAGGCGATGTACAGCAGCCGGGCATCGCGCGACGTGCGCTTGGCGAGCTTCCGGTCATCCCAGAACTCGGGCTTGATGCTCCTGATGCGGGCCACCCGCAGGCCGCCTTCCCGTCCTTGTTGCTGATGTTCCTGGCCGGACGAGAGGCGTCCGGTTATGCCGCGTCGTGCCGGGTCAGTCCCGGCCAGGTATCACCCAATGAAGACTCTAGTCGTGATTCATGTCGTGATGCAAGTCCGTCACGGCAATCGCGATTCAAGTCGTGATGTGGTACGCTATGTGCAGCATGACCTTGCATCACGACCCGAGTCGTCGCACAATGAAAGGCGTGAGTGACGTGCTGAAGGAGCTTGAGGAACACGCCGACGCCGTGCTCCGCCTCGAAGCGGAAGCGGCCGGGCATCGCGCGGAGATCCGCAAGCTGCTCCGCCAGGCCCGCGCCGAGAGCTCCAAGAACGGCCCCGCCAGGCTCGAGCGCGTCATCAAGGGTGTCTACGTCCGCGACAGCATTTCCCGCTGGACGAAGGACGTAGCCGTTCCTCGTGGCAAGAAGGCCCAGGCCGCCGCCGCTGCGCAGTCCTGACCCGCGCTGGGTAGCTGGCCCCCACCCTGAGAACAGCAGGGCAGCGGCGAGCTCGGTCCGCTTGTCCGCGGTCACCGGCAGCAGGGGCGGGGGGACGCGGCGGCGGCGGATCATGCGGCACCTTCGGCCGTGTCCTCGGCGGTCTCGCCCAGGACCGGGGAACGGTAGTCCAGCCGGTACCTGTTGCATCCGCACGCGCTGTGGGTGCACTCCTCCAGACCCACCCCTACACGGTGATCACTGCGTTCATGCGAGCAGAGACAGAGGTAGTCGTTCACGCGGCGCGCTCCAGTCGCTTGATCCCTGTCGCCATAGCGAGGACATGCTCAGCCAGCAGCGGCGGCATCGCGTCTCCTACCTGGCGGAACTGCGCGGTCTTGGTCCCCTGGAACGGGTAGTCGGCGGGGAAGGACTGGAGGATGGC